CCTCAGGGCAACTCTCCACTGCCTCAGGTAGTGTGAGTCTAGCTACCTCAGGATAACCTTGGGTAATTTGCACATACCTTGATACATTGAAGAAATCAACTCTCTCAGAACCATCAATGTACTGAGAGAAGCTCTCAAAGAATAGGTTTATAGGGAACTTCTTATTCTCCCCACCCTGAACAACAGTAATTATCTCGTCACCCTCAAGAGGCAAAGAGGCTAGGGGGAACTCAGTGTCCTTTGCACTAGTTTCCCTTAGCCTTTGCTTGATTTCTAAAATCTGTTCTTGTGTAAACATAATTTAAAAATTACTTTGTTGTTGTCGTTGTTTTCTTTCTTAACTGCTGCCTCTTGATACTAGCATCAGATTCAGCCTTCTGCTTGTCCAGAGCAAGCCTTTGTTTGTCAAGGGTCAGCCTTGCATCAAACTCCCTCATCTGTTCCTTTAGCTTATCCTTAGCTTCTTGAGAGTACTCTTCTACCTGAATACCATCATCAGCATTAGCTGCATTGACATTAGCTATAAGGAGCTTAGTCTCATTATCCCTTTGATTCATCTGGTCTTGAAGCTCTAGCTTAGCCTGTTCAAGTTGCATTCTCATTTGCTCTTGCTGCTGCTGTGCTTCAAGCTCCTGCTGCTGGGCCTGAGCCTGTCTCTCCTGTATATTCCTCTCATCCCTCTCAACCATTCTCTGTTTCTCAGCTAGGCTGCTAGAGTTGTAGAGCTTCATAACAGTAGAGAATGAGATTGTCTGGTTCTGTAGAGCTGCCTGAGCAAGCATATCAAGCTTCTGATTAAGGTCTTGGACACCATTTCCATTGTCTACTACAAGACCATAGTCACACTCAGCAAACTCATCACCATCAATATCCATGAGCCTCATACTGCCATCACTTAGGATATACTGGAACTTCAGTCCATGTCCCTTCAATGCTATCTTAGCTGTTTCAAGGAAGCACTCAAGTGCTCTCTTCTTTACATCTTCATGGATGGTGAATAGCCACTCAGTAATGTGTGATGACTGTAAAGTGGCTCTTTCTACACCACCTACTGTTTCCCTATTACTTACCTGACCTTCCCTCTGTCTGGTGATACCAGCCACCTCAGACATTTCCAGCTTAATAAATTCAAGGAGATTGATATATTGTTGTATGATGTTACCTAGTTCAGCATCAATGACACCATTACTTGCATTGTTAAGACCACCTGCCAACTTACCTTGAGCTGCTCCAATGTTACCTTCCTTGAAGCTGTCTATTACGGCAATGTTGTTATGCTTTGCATAGTACATCCACTTGTCCATATCCCAGCCCTTAGGCACCTTGGCAAGGTCAACTGTGATAATCTTACCCCAGTTCTTAGCCATCAGCTTGTTAAGTCTGTCATGTATTACATCATACAAGTAGCTATATGGCTTCATCATGTCTACAAGACTGAATGGCTTGCTGTCATTGAGATTATAGATACTGCCCACTATACCAAAGTGACACCTTGAAGGATTACTCAATCTGTTGTATTGTATAACCCTAGGTCTCATGTTGACATAGATTTCCTCACCTATCTTAGTTCCTTCCCATGCCTCATTGATATAGTAGATTTTCTCTTCTTCTCCCATATCCTTATTAGCAACATAGTTCTCATTGTAGAACTCATAGGTTACATCACCTGTCTCAGGGTCATACCTCTTAATCTTCTTTATCCTTCTTCTGGACTTCCAGTACATTCTGAGTACCCTTATATTACCAGCAGTATCAAATGGAAGAAGACTTCCTGCTGTATCTGAGAATAGGTTGAATGGGTCAAAGAAGAACTCATCTTTACCACCTATCTGGTCATCAATCATGCTAGCATGAACAAAGCCAAATCTCTCATCAACATTGTCCATACTGTCCACTGCTGACTGACCTATCTGGTCAGGTGCCTTCTCAATATACTCAATGTCCTTCTTGGTCAGTACATCATAGTAGGCATCAATAACCTTTGATGGAGACCAGTAGTCCTCTATAATAATGATGTCAGCATCTTCAATCTTATTGCTGTAGCCTGACTTGAATACCCTAATCTTCAAGGGGTTTACCCTTTCAATGATAGGCTCACCACCTCTTATGTCACACTGGTATATCTCTTCTGCAATGGTCATTGCATCCATGAAGCCCTGATTAAACATCAGTGGTATATCATACTCCTTGACATAGTGGTTAAGCAGGCTATTGGCTCTTACCTCCCTCAGGTCCTGCCACTCATAGGTAAAGTAGTCACTTATCTTCTCAAGATTCTGTTGGTACTCATCATCACTCATTGACTGGTCAGCAACCAACTGCTGTAGTTCCTGTAGGAGAGCTGCCTTCTTATTGTTCTCTATCTCACTAATGGCATTAGGGTTAGTGACTACTACCTTGAAGTCAAAGAGCCTCTTAGCTTCTTCACCTCTCAGCACATTCAGCTTACTATTCATAATAGGATAGTGCTGTATGGTGTTAGGAGAAGTCATCTCCCTGATATTCTCAGGATTGAGAACTTGCTCTAAGTCACTCATGTGCAACTTACCATCAATGAGGTCATAGTTAATCTTCTTATGTATTACCGAGTTCCTCACAGGACTATAGTTGAAGAAAGTCCTTCCATCAGCCCAGTCCAAGTGTTTCTTTCTCCATTCCTTGGTTTTCTTGGACATAGGTAGCTGCTGAGGTGGTAAATTAATCATTCCATAACTCATAAGCTATATTTTTGTAGTGCAAAGGTAAATAAAACATTTAAGGTACACAAGAGTCTAAGTAATTTATTAACCCTTATGTACCTTTTTTACTTAATATTTATCAGCAAATCTTTCATCATAGTTTCTGCTAAAGTAGTCATCATTACCAAGATAACCTGCTTCAGCCTTATCTCTAGCTTCCTTGTCAAAGAGTCCTTGATAGAGAATTATCTTTTCTTCCCTATAGAGCATGACCATACCCAATGCCCTGATTCTATCCACGTTGATTTCAGGATTGAATGCAATAAGCTCTTCTATAAGTGCTTTGTTCCTGATGAATGAGAGGTTGGGAACAGTGATTATCTTCTCCTCTCCATCCTCTATGATAGGCATAGTAACAGGTTTCAATAGCCAATCCCTGATAAGCATGTTGGCATAAGCATTGACTGCTGCTGTGGCATTGACCCCCTTGCTGTTACTGCCGAATGAACTATACTTGACTAACTGCTTCTCCCTTAGATACTCAGGAGTGTCAGCCAGCAAGTGACTACAGTTCATTGTACTGAAGTAAGCATATATACCTTTCTTGTTAGCCTCATATAAGCATTTTGCATTATAGAACAGGCATAACATTCTTACTATCTCATAGTTGTCATTGGCAAATGGTTGCCTACCAGTATATTCAGCTACTATCCTGTCAGTAAATAGGTCAAGCACAATAGTAGAGGACAATGAATTAGACTCAGCTTGGTCATTGTCTACAGGGTCATGGCCTATTATGTACCTATCACTATAGACCTTTCCTTGACTGTTTTTCTCAGGCATCTCAAATATCTCAAGAGCACCTGGGGTACTATTATCCACTCCTTCATACTGCCTAATAGGAACATCATCAGTTATCTCAAACTTGACATCTGAGCCTTTAGATTCCTGAACCAGTCTTCCCACATAGACATCACTGAATGCTTTGGGGTCTGTCTCCAGTTGTCTCAGTCTCTCCTGCAATGATACTACAGGGAAGTAAGCTGCCTTTACTTTGATGATAGCCTCAGCAGGGGTAATTGGCATTTCAGCTATAACCCTTATAACAGAGTTAGGGTTAGAACTATACTTTGCCTTGTATCTAGCCATCAATATCTGAATGAGGGCTTTTACAACATCTGATACCCCATCTTTGTTATAGCATCCCTTTCTGTTTACATAGCTTGGGAAGAAGAATCCAAATGTAGCCCTACCTTGCCTTGGCTTGTCAAAGACATTAGGGATACTGTATATATTGTATCCTTCTGGACTATAAAGCAGTGTCTTTGCTGATTCAAAGTCAGAAGCATCCTCAGCAGCAGTACCTACCAAGTAGATAAGTCCATATGTATAATCACCTTCCTCCACACCATACTTCACTGTGTCATATATACTAAGCAAGTTAGGGAATGAACCCATCTCCTCAAACAGGATATATCCTCTCTTACCTCTTAGCTTACCCTCATCATCCTTTGATGATACACCCATTACATTGTTCAGGGAACCCTTGTTTCTTCCATTCTCATCCTTATAACCCATCTGCCAGAACATATCCTGAGCAGATGACCTCAGTCTTAGTCTTGGGAACTCAGTATTCTCTGCAACAAAGTCTATCATAGGTTCAAACTTTGACAGAGTACCATCCTTGTCTGACAAGTATTCCTTCTGATAAGCAGTCAAGATGGTTGTAACCCTTCTCCTAACTTCCTCATTTTCACCAAGAATCAGGTTATGTGCCATGATACTGGCAAGGCTATATGACTTTGAACAGCCTCTTCGAGCTAACTCTATGGCATGACTACCTGCATTTCTAGCTTGGTCTAGATAATGGAACCTCAAGTATATTCCTTCCCAAGTCTCAGGGAAGTCCTCAACTCTACTGGCTTTCTTCTGTCCCTCTTCAGTCTTAGTCAACATAATAGGGCAGTAATTCATATACCAGTACATATATCCAGTGACCCACTCACCATCAGACTCTCTTACATAGCCACACCTGCACCTATGTATCTCCCTGTCAAACAGTTTCCTGTATTCACTATTTGGGTTAGGATTAGGTCTCAAGAATGTATAACAGCCATGTTGCTGATAGTGTATTGCCATTTGACGAAAGTAATCCATGTCCTCAAGGATATGAGGATTGGCAAGGTCTACCTTAATTCTTCCTTTATCATCCCTCTCTAAGTCTCTAGCTCTCTTCCTGTTAGGGCTTATCAACCTCTTAATGAACTCAACACTGTTGATAAAATCAAGGAGCTGCTCTGCCACTTCATCAGGTAGTGACTCTAGCAGCTCCTTAGTTATAGCAGTCTGAAACTCATTAGTTGGGATGCAAAAATCATCACTCAATTCCAGCATAACTTCCATCTACGAATTTATCCCATGCAACAACTCCCTGACCATACTTCATCATGGTCAACATCCTTGTTATCATGGACCTCTCAAGTTCTTCCCATATACTCTCCTCCAAGTCCTTTGTGACATTGGCCTTGTGTGTTATGCCCAATACCTTATAAGGTGTCTTAGTCTTCACACTATAGAACTCTATCACAAGCTCAAATTCCTTTACTGAACCTATGAGCCTCTTGACAGCCCTCCTACTTGTGAAGAAGGAATCATTGTCAAGGTTGTTAAATGACCTGTAGCTCTTCAGAGTATCATTAAAACTCTCAATTATTTGCTCAAACTTCATCTTCGTACAATGCTTTAGATTGTGAACCTCTTGCCCTAGCCTCCTGTATAATGTCCTTAGCCAGAGTCCTCTCAGCTTCATCAAGGTCTTTTACCAAAGAAGGTATCTGCTTGATGGTTGCTGTTATAGTATTAAGGGTGTAAACAGGCTTACCTTTCTCATCCCTCTCTTCCAAATCTATGTTCCTAAGCAGTTCTCTCAGCTTGTTTACTGCTGCTCTAGTGTCTTCAAGGAGACCAGCACTGGCTGGCTTGAAACTATTATAGAAGTCCAAAGCCCTCTTTACTGCTGCATCAGGTTCCCAATCTTCAGGGAGACCCTCTCCTTTCTTTATCTCTGTTGCCCTAACTTCCTCATCTACCAAGTACTGGTAGTCACTTCTTGGGTCTCCCATGAAGTAAATAAAGGCAAGTTCCTGCATAGCTCTTGACTTATCCCTGCTCTTATCTCTCTTCCAGAGAGCCTTGAATGGAGCAAGCATCAGTGCTTCAGGTTCTATGGTAACAGTATATCCCTCATATTTGAATAGTTTAATCATAGTTCTTAAACAATAAAAGCCTAGAGGAATCCCCTAGGCTTTGTATTTATGTGATTATTGTTGGTTTATCAGGCATGATGATGTTACTCTTAGGGGCCTCATCAACTTCCTCAGATTCCTCAATTACATAGTCAATGTCTCTGTCCTGAAGGAATAGATGATTGACTCCATCTATTTCTACCATCTTGAAGTTGTAGCCAGTGACCACATTGTCTTCAATTATACCATCCTTGAGGCTACCTGGCTTATGCTTTCTTACAGCATAGTTAGCTGGGTTGACTGCAACTAGGTCTCCTACTTCTATGTTCCTTACTAGGGAACCTACAGCCACAACTCTCTGATACTCCTTCAAAGTACCTTCCACCTTTGTTACAAGGGCACCCTTCTTAACATCCTCTTCATAGAGGTCTGCTGTAGTAATGACAGTGGTATTCAGTGGCCTTATCTTTTTAATCTTAAGTGTCTTCATTTGTAAGTATCTTAAACTTTTTCTTGACTCCACTCCACCTTTTATAGTTACAGCTTAGTTTGCCTAAGTGCGGTAGATTGAAGTTTGTTCTTAGCTTACTGAACTGCTCCTCGGTCATTTCTTCCTTTAGTGGAAGAACTTCTATTTTGCTCCTAATGAACAGCCAGTAAGCTCTATAGGTTTTGACTACTACCTCAGGAGGTAATGATAGTTCTTCAGCTATCTTGTCAATTATTTCCTGCATCTAGGTCAAAGTATAGTAGTAACTTAAAGTTATTATCTTCGGGATGAAGTCTCTTAGGTATAAACTTTGGGTTTATCTTGTCATTGATTATGACCTTACTTTTCCTGAGCTTA